TGCTTACAAATACGAAGTTAGAGGAAACTCTACCTATACAGAAAACATTCAATCAAGTAGAGAGAATGGAACTACTGCTTTTGAGCAAGTGTTAGAGTTGACACTTAAAAAATTAACTAAAGAAGACCACAATACTATTAAATTATTATCTTTCGGAAGACCAAACATTCTTATCGAAGACAATAACGGAAATGTATTCTTAGCTGGAGCTGAGTATGGTGCTGACGTAACAGGAGGTACTATCGTAACAGGTGGAGCTATGGCTGATATGAGTGGATATACTCTAAGTTTTACAGGTATGGAAAAAGCACCTGCAAACTTCTTGTTCGCAGGAGCAGATGTTGCCAGTACTATTTCAAATGCAGGATTTACTGTTGTTTCATAACAGTACTTTCAGTAATTAAACTAAACCCTGCCATTTGGTGGGGTTTTTTTATTAAATAAAACAAAAATAAATTATTTAGTTATCATAGTATGTTAATATTACAACCAACAGTAGGAGATAAAACAATAACTATTGCACCGAGAAGTTCAGACTTGTCAGGAGTGTTTGTTTTAAATATAAGAAGAGATGGTGATGGTAAGGAAGAATCTATAACAAATGCTACTTTAAGCAATATAGTAAACTTTACTCAAGTTACTTTTCAATCAGCAATACTTGAAGAAGACTCTACCTATTATTTAGAGATAACTAAAGATACTGAACTGTGGTATAGAGACAAGATATATGTAACATCTCAGACTGCTTCTGAAAGAGTAACTGAGAAACACGAAATAGGTAATGGCACAATTTACAAGCCTTATAGTACAGTAGATGATAACACATACATAATATAATGAGTTCAAAAAAGAATAACATAGTTAAAAAGGAATACAAGGACAGTATTAGAATTGTTAATATGTCTTCTTATGAGATTCCTGAGATCAAAGAGGTACACAACAAGGATTGGGTAGCCTTTGGTAACAATAACGATTACTTTGATACTTTAATAGAAAGGTATCTTGATTCTCCTACTAATGGTAGGTGTGTAAATGGTATTGTAGATATGATTTATGGAAGAGGTTTAGAGTCCACAAACTCTGAGTTATTTCCAGAAGACTATGTTAGAATGAAGAAACTTCTTAGACCAAGAGAGGTTAAGAGACTTGTTAATGATTACAAGCTATTAGGTCAAGGTGCTATGCAACTTACTTACAACAAAGCTAAGACAAAGATATTAAAGGTATCTCACTTTCCTATGGAGACGTTGAGAGCAGAGAAAGCAACTAATGGTAAGGTTAAGGCATATTACTATCATCCATCTTGGAAAGACTGTAAGAACTCAGATAAGCCTAAGAGAATACCTACTTTTAGCAATGGTACTAAATCACAAGTAAACGAACTTTACATATTCAAACCTTACAGAAGTGGTTTCTATTACTATGCTACTGTTGATTATCAGGCTTGTTTACAATATGCTGAATTAGAATCAGAGGTATCTAACTACCATATATCAAATATACAGAATGGTTTACAACCAAGTTTATTCGTAAACTTTAACAATGGAGTACCTAATTCAGAGACTCAGCAAATTATAGAGAGTAAGATAAACGATAAGTTCTCAGGTAGTTCAAATAGTGGTAAAGCAATTATCGCATTTAACGAATCAGCAGAAACTAAAGCTGATATAGAAGCTATACACTTACCAGATGCTCACGCACAATATCAATTCTTATCCGATGAAGCAAGAGAGAAGATAATGTTAGGACACGGAATTGTATCTCCAATACTTTTAGGTATTAAAGATAACACAGGTTTTGGTAACAATGCAGAAGAATTAAGAACTGCATCTGTACTAATGGATAATGTTATTATAAGACCTTTGCAAGATGGAGTTATCTATGGTTTAACAGAAATACTTGAATTTAACAAGATATACCAAGATTTATACTTCGTTACACTACAACCAATAGAGTTTACTGAGTTAGACAACATTGAAACTAAGATCAGAAGGGAAGAGGAAACAGGAGAGAAATTATCTACACAAGAGAGTAATGACTTTACAGAAGAAGATGGTGATGATATGATTAATCAATTAGAAGCCTTAGGAGAGGTTTTAAGCGATGATTGGGAGGTTATCCATAGTGAGATATACCAAGACGAGAATGAGTCCGTTAAAATGGCTGAAATCAAGTATTCTGATAAAGCATCGTCTGAGGATGATGGTGTATATAAGATTAGATACGCTTATATGCCAGAGAGAAAGTCTCCTAACAGTAGAGATTTCTGTAAGAGAATGGAAGTATTGACAGGTAGAAAGATAGTATTTAGAAAGGAAGATATTAATATGATGTCTTTTAGAGGTGTAAACAAGGAGTTAGGTCATAAAAAACAGAACTATAGTTTACTAAAATACAAAGGTGGTAAGAACTGCCATCACTATTGGGAGTTAAGAGTTTACAAGAAGAAAGATGGTAAGCAAGTAGATTCATCTAATGCTTATGGGGATGGTTTAAAAGAACCTAAGAATCCATCTGAAATGGGAGAGAGAATGATAGATAGAGCAGATAAAGGTGCTTATAGAAGTACTTTAAATAAAATAAGAAAGACTTTAGGACTATGAAAGCATTATTCATAACAATACAAGATTTAAAAGCTAAGTCAATAATTAGTGGCAGTACTGACGCTGATAAGCTGATTCACTTTATTGAGGTGGCTCAAGATATACATATACAAAACTATTTAGGTGGTAAACTATATGATAAGCTACAGGCTTTAATAATATCAGGTGATATAGACTTACCTGCTAATAGCGATTATAAGAGCCTTAGAGACGTTTACATAAAGCCAATGTTAATTTGGTTTACTCAGTCAGAGTACTTTCCTTTCTCTATGTTCAAAGTAGATAATGGAGGTGTATCTAAGCATAGAGGAGAGGATTCTGATTCTGTTAATTTTACTGACATTGATAGAATGATGAGTAAGATCAATGATAGAGCTGAATTTTACACAAGAAGGTTCTTAGATTACATTTCTTTTAACAGTAGTAAATATCCAGAATACACCAATAATCAAAACGGAGATATGTACCCTGACAAAGATGCAGATGAGTTTTCAAGTTGGGTTTTATAATGGAGGGTAAAAAAAAACAATATAAGACAAAAGAGGTTAACATAATAAAGTTAGCTGAATTTTATAAGAAGATCAGTAACGAAACAAAAACGAAAGATGGCAAACGAAATATACGATAGTACTTGGTGGGGTAACACAATACAAACTGCATCTTCAATAGGTACATCTACTGAAATGATACAAGGTCAGTTTAATATGGAGGATAGGCAAGAAGTTGAAGCAGTAAAATGTTTAGCAGATTCAATTCATAGAATAGGAATACAAGATATACAAAATTAAAAACAATGGCAAAACCAAAATTAGCATTAATACCAGCAGCACAAGGAAGCAAGTTTTATTCCGTACTACCATCAAGTGGTGTAGGGGATTTTGACTTTACTCGTAGTGGTTCGGCAACAAGAATAAACTCACAAGGACTGATCGAAACAGTTGCAAACGGAGTATCAAGATTAAACTATCCTTTGATTGATGGTAAGGTTGTAGGATGCCCAAGTCATTTATTAGAGCCACAGAGGACTAACTTATGTAGTAATAGTAAAGTTGATGCTTATTCAAAATCTTCAAGTATAGTAAGAACTTTAAATAACGGAATTAGTCCATTAGGTATTAATGATGCGGTAAAATTAGAAAAAGGTTCTTCAAGTGCTGAATACTATAACCTTTTAATTGCATCAACTACTTTATCTTCAACAACAACATATTCACATTCTATTTTTATTAAAAGAGATGGTTCTGACTTTGATTTTACATTAGAATATAATAATAGTACTAATTACGGAGTTTCTTGGAATGTTGATTTTACAATTAATTCAGATGGTGTTTTTGTAAATTCAGCAGCATCAGCAGTAGGAAAGGTTGAGCGTTACATTAATGATTGGTATAAGGTAACTGCGATTGTTACAACAGCAACACCTACAAGTGCATTAACATCTTATTTATTAAGATTAAAAGCAAGTAATGGTAGTGGTGCAAGTATCTTGCTACAAGACCACCAATTTGAACAAGGTTCTTATCCAACAAGCTATATCCCAACTAACGGAAGCACAGTAACTCGTTCAGCAGAAGTTGCTAATGGTTCGGGAGATGCAGCTACGTTTAATGATTCAGAGGGTGTTTTGATGGCAGAGATAAGTGCGTTTACTACAAACGAAACAAGAGTTATTTCTATTAGTGATGGTAGTACTGCAAACAATATTTATGTTAATGTCAACAATACTGGTTCTATTGGTGGTCAAGTTATTTCTGGTGGGACTGCACAATGTAATTTGTCATCTGTAAATATTTCTCCAAACATATCTCAACTTGATTTTAATAAAATAGCTATTACTTATAAAGTAAATGATTTTCAATTATGGATTAATGGTATAAAAGTAGCTTCTGATAATAGTGGGATTACTTTTGACGATGGTGTATTAAAT